CCGCCATAGTGGAAAGAATATAAGAAAATACTGCTTTCATAATGCAATCTCCTTTCAATCATAACTTGAGAAATAGTGACAGCACTCCTGAAACATCGGAACACCATAACTGCTGTATCCGCCTGCGGTAAAGAACATACAATCGTAATTCGTCCGTTCCAGAAGCTCTTCCTTTACGAGTTCAACAATTTCCGGCATAACATAGCAGCGGTCAACTCGTCCGTTCCACATAGATGAGAATTGATTACGCTGGTAAATTACATCATTTACTGTATCGGGAAAATGCTCGGAATCTACTCGGTTGAGAATCGTGTCAATTACAAGCCGTTTTCCCAATTCAGTTTCCCCCTCGGCTTCGGCCATTGTAACCAAAGCAATCAAATCAATTTCATCCTGCGTAATAGGAAAAGGCCAACTGTCTTCCTCTGCCTGTTCTGTCTCTGAAGATATTTGTGATTCTTCCGTTATTGGAGACGAAGAAGACATATCTATTTCATCGACAGTCGGAATATCCGTAGACACAAGCTCTTCGTTATACTCAGCCTCTGCATCTGTAGTAACTGGCAAGCTGTCAAGTATTTCGAAGACAAATATAAAACTGACCGCAATCACTAGAACAAGAATGACTGCGGCCTTTATAGCGGTACGCATCGAAAAAACTCCTTTACTTAAAAATCGACCACCTCCAAAATCAGTCTGAAAGCGGCCCATTACATTTTCTCCCAAATATTGCCCTCGACATTAAAATCAAGCAGCAATACAGGTTCATGGCGTCCGTCGGCAGTTTCACGCTCGACTTCAACAATACGGAAATTAACATATCCGTCCGGACCATCCGCAGTCCAGCCCACAATTTGACCGGCAGGTGTACGAGGCAAGTCAAGATCATCGTAAACTTCATTCAAAAACAGATGTCCGCGAGTTCTGAGCTTGTCGTTCGCAAACTGCTGCTGCGCTTTAAGAAACATGAGATTGTAGTCGTTGTTGGTTTCATAGTTGCGGCTTCTCTCATCAAAGTAGCAAGCATAATCACTCTGAAGATTCGGATCAACAACCTGAACCGTCTTCTTGACTTTCTTCTCTTTTCCGGTTTCAGGGTCAACTTCAATTTCCTCAAACTTCTTTGCTTTGATGTTTTACTTCAATTCTTTATCCACCTGCTCGCCAAAACGCTCAATCACACGACCACGATACTCCTTAAAGCTCTTATCGATGGCGGCATAGGCAGCGCCGAGTGCTACATTGCGTTTGCGGAGGATGTTGTTGGATGCAAGGATACTGGTAATGGACAGGGTTCCGAGAATAACGGCAGGGGCATACAGCTTCGCGAGCTTCAAGCCCGTCTGTACATAGACAATAGTAATGTCTTTTTTGCCGTCTTCAGGAGTATATTCCTGTCCATTTACAGCTCCGGTTTCGGCACCTTTATGAATGGTGTCCAGGGTTTCCTTCGTATCATCGAGAATGGCCCCAACTTTAGTGGTGGCTTTACAAGCCAGAACTGCACTGGCAACAGTACCAATAACACCTGCCACAACGAGAATTTCGGGGCTGTGCTTTCTGAGCTTCATAGCAGTCTTGCTCATGGTGCTGCTGACGCTCTTCCTGATTTCGGTTTTATTTTTCATAATTGTTGTTCTCCTTTTCAAGTTTCTTAAGGTGGTCAATAAGATGCTGTGTATACCACATAATCTTTTCGAGATCCTGAATGCCGTTTTTCTGTTTCCAACGGCAAGCATATTTGATGATGTTTCCGGTATCCGTTGCCTCGATGCCTTTCAAATCGAATGTAAATGCCTCGATAACATCAATGACTTCCAATCCTGTTTCCGATTGATAATGAGACGGATGGGATACCATTTTATCAGAGGATTCGTACATTATGCTTCGTCCTCCTCGCAATCTTCGCAGTAGGGTTCATAATATCTCTTGCGCTCCTGAGCAATAATTTGGCAACCGCAAACAGGGCAGTCAAAAGCATCATGTAATTTTTCCTCTAGTTCAGAGCCAAAAGCAACTGCTAAAATGCTTTTGCCGTTGTCTCTGGCGATGTAATGCCTCTCAGCAATTGCGTGGAATTTGCACCCGCAAATTTTGCACTCAAGCATGATTTTTCTCCTTTCAATTCAGAGGAATCGCTCTTGGAAGCTTCAGAATATAACCGTCTCGTACTCTAACCGCAGTAGCTCCGGCAATATTCGTCCATCCATAGCGATTCATGGTGTAGTTATCATTTGCAACATTAGCCAAGTCGTAGAAATCCGAAACACTGATTACTCCATATTGGCTGATAATATCATTCATAGCGTCCAGAACAGCCTCGGCGTCTCCACGGGTATCAAAGAGAATTTCGTCATAGTCAAATCCTGCTCGGCGACTACCGGAGCCAGCACGGGTTCGTTCGTTTTCCCGTTCGTAATATTGGCGATATGAAACCTTAGAGGCAGAGCTGTTTTTTCTCGATCTTCCGGCCTCGCCGTAAAGAATCATATCGATTCCTGTGGTCACGATATCCGAGATTGCCTTTTTTACAGCCGGGATGATGACCTCCATCAAAATATAAGACTTTACGTTATTAGCGTCCTCGGCGATAAACACATCGGCAAATTTCTTCATCTCACCCTTTTTACGGGTCTTTGCCGTGCCAGAAATAACAGCCTCAACCTTTTTCTCCGATTGCTGTTCCTGCCTCGACTTATCGGAATTGGATTTGTATTCTTCCACTTAGGACTCTCCTTTCTCAAGCCGGAACAACCTTACCGGGCAAGGTGATTTTTGTATTTGGCATCAAGCCGTTTTCTTTTTTATAGCGATAGGCAAGATTACTCTTTGCTTTCGCTTCTGACTGCGCATAGGTAGTCGCTTTCCAACGATGCATCACACAGTCTTCAAAATACATAACAGGACCATCGTATTTGTATTCTTTCATGGACATGTCTCCTTTCATAAAAAGAAAAAGGGAAAGCACCTTATTATAGGTACTCTCCCTTATCCGAACTTCACATTTTTGTTCTTCAGTTTTCTTCAGAATCCTCAGATTCAACAACGTACATCTCCGCTTCTGCGGCAGCCGTTTTCTTCTGTTCGATTCCGGCCTTGATCTTTGCGACAACTGGCTTGACAACGTATTTATAAGCTACATAGCCTACAACTACGCTCACGCCAATACCCGCAGCAACCTTTAAGCCTTTGTTCATACCAGTTTCAACAACCTCCGTAGTAGTTTCAATAACCTCATTGTTCATAATCTCAGTGTTTTCCATTTTAGAAATCTCCTTTCATTGTTTGAAAATGTGGAATGTTCTTCCATTAAAGCCCTTGTAATTTTTGCGTGGCAAAATCATCTATAGTCGTATACAGGGGCTACACGATAATCAATTACCAGGCATGGCGTATTGTTTTGGTCGAGATGGGAAGTAAACTCCAGCTCAATATAACCTTTTTCAATATTCCATCCGAGATCATCTCCAACTTTAATGTGGTCAAGCCCTATCTCGTCATAGAATTCGTTCAAGGTTACGTACATTTCGTCTCGCATTCTGCGATTTAGTTCATTCTCAGCCTTTCGGATTTTGTCAATATCGCCCTTAAAATATCTTCCAGATATAGCGTCATAGCAGGTAGTATTGCCTTTCTCCGTAATAATCACTTCTCGGACAGGGTTCTTGGCTATTTTCTCTTTGGCTACTGAATCACGAATAGATTGCTCTTTTTTCTCGCCAACAGCTTCTACAACTTTTTCTTGATACTCTTTTAGAGTAGATTCCGAAAGTGTATAAGCGGTTGCAAGAGCCGCATTTCGCCGCAGATTTGTAGAACTTGCTCCGATGAGGCAGAAAACAGATATTGAGCCGACTACTGCCGCCGGAATATAACAAGCCCACGCTGTCTTTACCATATCAACCGGTGCAAGCTTGTCCGTATCCATTTCTTCTTTTTTCTCTTCAATCAGTATAAGAGCTTTAGGAGTTGCTCTTACAGCCATAACAGTGGTTGTAATCATACCGGCTATTCCAATACCCGTAAGAATTTCCGGACTATGTTTTTTCATTGCCGTCCGTACGCTCTTGGCAATGCTGGATAAATTAGGTTTAGGCATATCATTTTTCCTTTCAAAACAGCGGAATCTGGTCAACATCTCCGCCAATTGTTGTAACAGATTGCATCAGCATACCTGTTTCTTCATCAAAATAGATCGAGTCTGCTTGATGATCCCAGTCTTCGAATTGCTCAGAAACATTTTTGCCACGAGATTTTCTTAAATTGACAAGTTCCTCATGAATAATTCGACGCCAAGCTCTGGCAATCGGTTTGCGGCTCTGTGAGAGAACATTATATAGACCGGTTTCGGTTACAAAACTTACCGACCGACGTTGACCTGCAACTACCAAAGGTAGTGTCAGCTTTTCGTCCGCCTCACACATCTCCAGCATTTTCCAGACATTACCCTCGCTATAATCAATAAGTGAAGCAATATCCGATGCTTTAAACAAAGGAGCATCCAACGACTTGTACACGGGTAGAGAATGCTCCATAAAAACAACAGTTCCTACAATTTCCATATTTTTCTCCTTTCATTTTAGACAAATAGTAAAGCAACATCTTCTGCTGTTTCGACTGCGATTTGAAATATCCGGCTACGATGCTCATCCTCGCCGTAACAAGCATACATAGCCATTTCATACATAAAAGAGTCGATCGTGTCTATCGGCATATCTAATGGATGGTCCAAGATTCTGTTGACAATCTCATAAGCAGCCCACTGTTGATACGATCTTTTTTCGATCTCCTGCTTAGGCCATGAAGCAGGCGCATCAAATAAATTCTCCTTAATATACTGATAGATAATGTCGGCAGCCGTTTGAATCACTTCTTTCACCTCTTGAACAAAGAAAAAGAGTCCTTGTTAGGACTCTTCATCTTCTTCGTCATTGAGTTCAGCGAGCTTCTCGTTAATGCGTTCGTCGATTTTCTCTTCCATCTTCTTTTCGTTCACCCAGTCGGTTAGAAGCGTTGCTCCCATACCTACAGCAGTGGCGACAAGACCCAGAATTTTTACCAGTTTAGCGTTAATCATAAAGCGCTACCTCCTTTCATAATACAACTTGTAAATTCTGCGAATCTCATAAGTCTTCAAGCCATTCGGCGGTTGGCTCAAAAACCATTTCAATCATAAATATCTCCAATCCATCGTCTAAGGTGATTCGATGATGATTAAAGTCGATCCAGTAAATATCACCGTTGCAGCTCGACCAGCCGACTTCGTCTCCGACCTTAAGTTTTTCAAGACCTAAGAACTCGTAAAAGTCATTCAAAGAAATAGTACCCGCAAACATAAAATTACGATTTAAATGATATTCAGCCTGAATGACCTTCGAGATTGTCGAATCGAAATATCTTTGAGAAAAGCAATCGTAGAATGTACGGGTTATCTCTGGTTCCATACCCTCGTCAAAGTCAAGAGTGTCATTTGAATAAAATCCCGAAGTCGTAATATGTACATCCTGACACTTCTCTTTGGCGATGGAGTCCATAATTGCGTTGTGCGTTTCCTCGCCGTAAAGCTCTTTCAGTCTGTCCTTATACTCTTTATAAGAATTGTTAATAAGCACATAGGCACTGGTAAGAGCTGCTTGTTGACGGCGGTTTAATGCATTAGCGCCCATAATACAAGCTATTGTGGACGCCCCAAATGCTACGGCTGGAATATAACATTTCCAAGCTGAAGCAACAGCTTCTTTTTTAGTGAAAGCATAAGGGTCTCCGTCGTGATTTCGTCGGCTGTCCGCTTTGATAAGCTCGACAGCCCTTGGTGTTACTTTAACGGCTGTAATAGCAGTCACGATAACACCTGCGGATGCCACACAAGAGAGAGCTACAGGAGAATATTTCTTCAAGTATAGCCCTGATTTGTGCAGCAATTTTTGAATAGTTTGATTCTTGCTCATATGGCTTCTCCTTTCATTTCATAGCACGTAAAAGATCCAAAACTTCAGCTGCCATATTGCTGGCAGACTGAAAGATTTGACAGGTTTTCGGGTTCACTCTGGAATACTCTGCCATCTTCATCATAAAAGCATGTGTGTAGGCGCAGAATTCTTCGATAGACCCGGATGTGCGAGGATAGATTTTTTGCGCAATATATTCCTTGAGCTCGTCAACAGCCCACTGCGAATAGCTCGCACTCTTGAATTCTTCTGTCCATTTTCCAAACAGCGGCGGCATCCAAGCATCCATTTGGAACGTATCATACAAGATTAGTTCAAGCTGATCGATGCTCATGTGGTTACTCCTTTCATGCAAGATAAAAATAAAAGAGACCGTGCCACACAGCCTCTCATAATAACCTATGTAATTTTCGCGCGGTAAAAGAAAAGAGCCGTTGTCAGCGGCCCTAATCCTCATAAACCAATGCTCTTTAGGATTTTCATAAGCTCGTCCTTTTCAAGCTCGGCATCCGCGTCCAAATGAACATGCGTTTTTCCGTCGATGACCGTAGCTTCAATCGTATTCAATTCGAGTCCGATATCGTACCCCAATTTTTTGCGAATAGCTAAGTTCACCAACTTCGAAACAATGCTCGTAGTGAATTTAGACCCAATCTTCATTTCATCCATACTCCTTTTACTCCTTTCGAATCATCATTGATTTCCATAAAAGAAGCTGTATTTTTTGCGTATCAAATATCACGCCTGTCAAAGACCGTTTCCCAGCGTTCACGCTTGATTGGCTTCATCTTGAGCGCCCACATAATTTGCCGAACTGTAACAGTAGGGTAGAGTCCATCTGTACACTCATCAGCACGATTATTAAAGTATTCCTTAAAATCGGGATGCAAATATAATGCGTCGGTTAGCCACGGGTCGACCTCGCTCCACCACGTACTCTTGGTTTCTATATCAAAACGCTGCTGAATAACAGCAAGTCCTCTATCATCAATTAAAAACAGTGTGCAGCTACTGTATACTGGATGCTCGCAAATATAACGAGATCCGTACATAGACAGATAGATATCGGGTTTGTCAAAATGATACCGCATATTTATCACTCCAAAAAGAAAAGAGAAAGAGCCCTCGTCAGGACTCCTTCCCCCTTGCTAACAATCTTGTTTAATCGTCGCTCAGTTCGCCATATACTTCCTCGTATGATTCACCGTGATGCTCATCTTCATCATCCTCGCAAACCTCTTCTTCGGTTTGGTATAGGGCATCATATTCGTTCTCCGTCATTCCGTAATGATCCAAATCTACAGAATGTCCGCAGTTGAGACATATCAGAATATCTTCATTCTCATCCTCAAACTCCATCAATGCCCCGCATTCACTGCAAACATACCGTCCAGTCAGTAATGCGTCCTTTTGTGCGTCGTTTAAAAAGCTCATTGCAAATTACCTCCTTGATTAAAATGGCGGCAACTATATCAAAGTATAGTCTCCGCTTGAAGTTAGTCAAGAGATAAAAAGCACTTTATACCTCTCATAATAGCAACTGCTATTTTAGCGCAAAAACGAAGAGAGCATGTTGTTTTCACGCACTCTCCGTCCGGAACCGGTTTACTTTTTGGTCGGTTTGAAACGACTGAATAAACCTCTGAATGTTGAAGAGGTGAAAGTTCCGTTTTCTTCAAACTTGAATCCTCTCTTCATCCAGACAGCGTAAAACATCAGCGGCAATACCAATTCGGCTGCGGCAATACCGATTCTGACATATCGATCTTTGACCCCCTCCGAGATTTGGATACGCTTAAACTCAGCATCGTTCTCACGATTCTCCGTTTTGTCGTTTCCGTCAATCTCGATTTTAGTCTCATCGAGTTTCAGCCTGTACAGCTTAGCCAAGTTTTCTACTGCCGTAGAATGTTGTTCGCTTCCGGCTTCGAGAGAAGACAGGTTTTCAATCTCGTTCCTAATCTCCTCTTCCAACAAATCTCTAATTTCTTCACCCATTTGTTTTTCTCCTTTCAGTTTAATAGGTTCCATAAAAGGGATTGTTATTTATGCGGAATAAAGTCTTCAGACTTTACTTCCAACACAATGTATTTTTTGCTTTCAACTTGGTTAATGCTCTTTGAAAGTTCCAAAAACATATACGGTCCATCTTCGGGATCCGACCTGTCAATTCGGAGTTTACCTACGATTCTTG